TAAAGCGAAGGGTGATTCTGAGAAGAAACAAAAGGAAGCTGAAGAAGCTAAGAAATTAGCTACAGAGGCTGAGAAGACTCAAATGGATCTAGCTAAGGCTAATGTTAATTATACGAATGTACAAGCAAGTAATGCTATACAGGATAATACTAAACAACTAGCTGTAGCGATTGATAGGCATTTCCAAGAGTGGGAAAAGCTACGTCAAGATGCTTTGAAGAATGAGGTAGAACCCCCTCAAATGCCTAATATGGATTTAACCATTAAGAAGGCAGCTGAAGTTATTGGTGGGTTAGGTAAACCTCAGGATAGTGGCGGTGGTATCTTAGATGATGCTGTCCGTAAGATGGGTATTGAACCCGAACAAGCCATGCAGATGATGCAGAAAATGATGCAAGGCGAACCTCCGCAATAAAGGTGTTTTAAAATGCGTAAGGAATATGAAGAAGTAGCTAAAAGACGTTTAGCTAATACAGCAAATCACGGTAGTCATAAGATTCACCCTGATGTGTTGGCACGTAAGGCCCATGTGGAATCAGAGTTTACATCTAGAGTGTTAGATGAATTCTTTATGTCTTCCTATGGGGAAATACTGGTAGAGTACTTTACTCAGTGGCTTAAAACAGAGCCACATGAGACGAAGACTCGTGAGTTCTTATACTCTTGTGCTATGGCTTTGGGTTCCGTGAAGGAACAGCTGGTTAGGCAAGAAATGTATGGTAAGAATGTACCTGTTATGGATGAAATGAAGTTTAAAGAAGGGGCCGATGCCTCAGAAGGAGAAGATTAATGTCTATTATAGACCCTACCCAATCGGATGGCGCTATTGATACTGATGCAGCTTTTGAAAAAGTACTGCAATCTAGTGATTTCTTTAAAGAAGCAGCAGATGGTGTACCTGAACTTGATGATCAGGACACAGAAGAAACTAGCACCGATGAATCTGAAGAACTTGAATTAGATGAGAATGAGTCTGAAGACGATGATAATGTCGAAGATGACTCTGAAGAAGAAGAAGGCACCTCTGATGAGGATGCTACTGATGATGATCCTACGGATGACCCCGTTGGGGATATTCTAGATCCTGCAGAATATGATCTAGACAATCTGCTAGTAAGTGTTAAAATTGACGGTGAGGAACGTACCGTATCTGTCAATGATGTAATAAAAGGTTACAGTACTGAACAATCTCTAGGTGCCAAGGGCCGGGAATTCGGAGAAGAGCGTAAGAAGTTCGAATCCGAGAAGGCGACTTACAACCAAGAAATATCTGCGTTAGCTTCAGCAGCATCTGAGCAGCTAATGGCTAACGAGAAGTACTGGGAAGGGCAGTATGTATCTATTGAGAAAGAACGGGAAACCGCTCGTGATGATGGTGATACATATGCTGCTTCCGAACTTAAAGATAAATTAGGCGAAGCCCAAGAACAATATTGGAATGCTCGTAAGCAACGTGAAACTATCACGTCTAATGCTAAGGCGAAGCAGGATGGTATGGACCAAGATATGTTGAACAAGGGTGTAGAGCGCTTTAATGCGACTATCCATGAACATATATCAGACTGGTCTGAAGAAGTGGCTAACGCTGTACGAACTTTTGCACTAGAAGAGGGGTTACCTGAATCACTATTAAATGTGGTTACTGACCCTGCTATTATTAAATTTGTTGACGGTTATAGACGTATGAAAACTAATGTGTCCACGGGTGCTAAGAAACGAGCCAAGGTTGTTACCAAAAAAGCTCCACCTAAAAAGGGCCAGAGTTCACGTCAAAAAGACCAGACACGTAAGCTATCCACTCGCAATAAAGTATTATCAGGAAATGGTGATGCTGGAGATGAACAGGATTTCTTACGTTCCTTAGCGGCTAGATCGCTGGGAGAACGATAATGACTGAACAGCTAAATAAAGCTATAGAGATTCTAGAGCGCCAAAGGGCACCCCTATTGAGGGAAATTACCTATAACGAAGGACGTGCCCGAACTATTGCACCACAGCTTTACTATGTAAATCTGTTGTTATTGCAACTAAAAGAAGAGGTAAAGAGCTTAACTGCAGACATACCTCGGGGTGTAGGTCGCCCTAAAAAAGAAGCATAGAGAGAGTTACTCTATAACACTATAAACCTAATTACTAGATGGCGGTTAATAACCCCCTACCTACAAAGTAATTACAGAAGAGAGAACAGTAATTTGACCAGAGGCTGTTCTCAACTCTGCAACGTTAGATGGATGTGAATCATATATAGGGAGATGGAGGTTACGACTTCTTACCAAGCTATATAAACTGCGCATAATTCTTTACTCAACGGTCGTTAAGTTAAATTTTAATATCTAATAGGAAATAGCATAATGGCTAATTATACTTCTACAGGCCCTAAGGGCAAGAACGCTGCCGCTACTACCGAAAAGGAAGACTTGGCGAACTTTATCTCGATGATTACTCGTGATGAGACTCCGTTTACTTCTTCAATCGGTAAAAACAAAGCGACTGCAATTTTTCATGAATGGAACACTGACGAGCTAGATACTGTTCGACAGTCTACTGTTGCTGAAGGAACTGACATCGGTTCTACCTTCCAGAACCCAGATGCTCGTGCTCGTTTAGGTAACTATACTCAAATCAACTCTAAGCAACTTAAAGTTTCTGGCACTAAACGTGCTGTAGACCAAGCTGGTGTTGCTGATGAGTATTCTTATCAGTTGAAGAAGCGTGGCACAGAAATGCGTCGTGACTTTGACATCCATGCAACTAGCTATGTAGGTGGTTCTACTGCTGCTGGTACTGATGCAGGTGCTAACTCTGGTGGCGCTATCCGTCGTGCAGCTGGCTTCTTGTCATTTGTAGACGCTGGTAACGTAACTAGTGCTGCTACTGTTGCTGGTTCTGGTGATGCAGACGGTACTGTATCTGCTGTTGGTGCAGCTACTGTACTTCCTGTTGCAGCTACTGGTACTAACGCTGTTGTTTTCGGTAAGCTTGAGTTATCTCAGGTTGACGAAACTATGCAGAAGATCTATGAAGCTGGTGGTAAAGCCACTAAGTTAATGGTATCTCCTTCTCTACGTCGTGAGTTTTCTGCTAAGGCACAAGCTGCTGGTGCAACTACTTCTTCTGGAGCTGGCTCTGTAGGTAACGCACGTCGTTCTGTTGATGACGGTAAGTTACGTCAATCAGTTGAGATGTACATGTCAGACTTCGGTGACATCATGGTTGTACCTAACTACTTGATGGGTCTAGCACCTAAGCGAGTAACTGGTGCTTCTGATGCATCTGGTTTTGCTGCTGCTGACTCTACTGCTTTGATCTATGATCCAATGTGGTGGAACATCTCTACTCTACGTCCTATGCAGGAAGTAGACGTAGGTCAGCAAGGTGACTCTACTGTCGGCCTAATGGTTGAAGAGTGTACCCTAGAATGCCGTAACCCTAAGGGTTCTGGTGTTATTGTTGGTTTAACTAAGTAGAAATACTATAGTTATCGCCCTACAGGTAAATTAAGTTTTACTTGTAGGGCTTTTTTAATTTGGAGATGAAGATGAGTCTGAAGGACAAAATAATCTTTGATGGTAATTCGTTTAAGACACAGGTATCACAAGATATAGGTGGTATTATTGAACAAGTTGCTCTAGATAGAGAATTTCAAGATAGACATGGTAAGTCTAAAAATTACCGCAAGATAGCTACGATACCAGATATCGTTGCCATAGAAATTTTAGCAAATTATGGGCTAGATTTACATGCCCCTGATTTCATGCATCACCCGATCAATGGTCGGAAACTTAGACAAATACTTAAGAGTGAGTATCCAAAACTTCTCTTGAATACTTAAGGAGAAGGAAATGGCTTTAACAATACCTAGTGATACCGCCAGCGCTTATGCAGCTTATAAGACTGCACACCCCGGCTTGATCAATTTAGTTGATGATGTGCGCGACTGGTTAAACCGTGATGAAGATGTGGTTTCAAATAATTTAATCGGTTCCTTTATGCAGAAAGCAGCTGATAACGCCTATCGTGAGTTGCGTATACCACCATTAGAAACAACATTAAATGTTACTGTTAGTTCTGCAAATGCAGCGGCCAATCAACTAACTATCCCTGGTAACTTTACAGAACTTATCCGTTTAAGCAAAGTTAAATCAGATAATAAGTTTGAAGTATACAATGACCGAGTAGAGCTATCTGTATTTGATGATCAGGAATTGGCTAAGCCAAGCTATCGTTATTTCACACGTAAAGGTACACACTTCAAGATATACCCCGCTATTGTAGAGGGTGAAGTATATGAGATACATTACTATAGACGTTTATTCGCACTAGATGCATTAACTGTAGATACAAGTGCAGAGATATACAACTGGCTACGTGATGATAATGAGAAGGTTTTCCTATTTGGTACCCTTAAATTCGCCAGCATTTATCTATCTGATATGGCTGCAGCTGATACATACAGTAAATTATTCGATAACGAAATAGCTACATTAAACCAAGAAGAGAAGCAACGTTTGTCCCGAGGGGCCAACCTTCGCTCTGTTTTCTCAAGCAAATTAATCTAAGGGGAATACTATGCCAAGTACAGCAGATGGACTAGCCTTAGGTGGTGCTTTTGCAAGCGACACTAATGATAACCTATTACTGATATCTAGTAGTATTGATGATGCAGTAGCTGCAAAGACAGCTGCAGAGTTAGCCGAAACTAATGCAGAAACAGCTGAGTCAAATGTAACAGCAGACTTGGCGTTAACTAATGCCGATGTGGTTTTGACTCATGCTGATGTAGTCTTAACTCATGCTGATGTAGTATTAGCAGAAGCGGACAAAGTACAGACTGGAGTAGACCGGGTAGCTACAGGTAATGATAAAACAGCTACTAATGCTGATGTGGTTTTAACTCATGCTGATGTGGTTTTAACTCATGCTGATGTAGTATTGACTCATGCTGATGTTGTGCTCACTCATGCTGATGTTGTTCTTGCAGAAGCAGATAAGGTTCAGACAGGATTAGACAGAGTAGCTACAGGTAATGATAAAACAGCTACTAATGCTGATGTTGTGCTCACCCATGCTGATGTGGTATTAGCGGAAGCAGATAAAGTTCAAACAGCACTAGACCGCATAGCTACAGCAGCTGATAGAGCAGCTATTGTAACATTATATGACACTTTTGATGACAGGTACTTAGGTACTAAATCATCAGACCCTTCAGTAGATAATGATGGTAATTCTCTGTTAACAGGTGCTATTTACTTTAACAGTACTCTTAACAACACTAAGTTCTATAATGGTTCATCTTGGGAAAACCCTGAGGCAACAGTTACGTCGGGTGCCAATACTGCTACTACTCAGGCTAGTAATGCCTCTAGTTCAGCAACATCTGCAACTAACTCTGCAACAGCTAGCGGTAACTCTGCAACAGCCTCTGGCAACTCTGCAACAGCCTCTGGCAACTCAGCTACCGCAGCTGCTAACTCAGCATCAGCAGCAGCAACTAGTGCCTCTAATGCATCTAGTGCAGCTACCACAGCAGCCAATGCTATTGTAGATGGCGCACCCACTGGGCTTAATACTCTAAATGAGATTGCAGCCTCTATTAATGACGATGCAAACTTTGTAGGTACTGTAAACACCGCATTAGCAACTAAAGCTAGTACATCTTCAGTAAATACATCAATTAATAACTTATCAACAGTATATGACCCCATTGGTGCTTCCGTAGCAATGGCGATAGCACTAGGAGGCTAACCAAATGGCGAATACATTTAAGAATGCAGGTATAGCAGTGGGCACTTCACGTACTACGCTATATACTTGCCCCGCAAACACACAGTCTGTTATTCACGCACTGTACATTTCTAATATTGATGGTGTTAATGATGCTGATGTTACAGTCGAGATTACTGTAGATGGCGGTACAACCTATCGACATATTGCTAAGACAGTACCCGTTCCAGCGGATGCTACTTTGCTATTAGATAAACCTATGAACCTAGAAGCTGGTGATATTATTGGGTTAACTGCATCAGCTGCAGGTGACCTTGAAGTATTCGCAAGTATCCTAGAAATCGCTTAAGGGGAATAATATGCCTTACATAGGTAACGTCAGTGGTTTTGATGATGTAGATACAGAACAAATTAAAGATGATGCAGTCACTGCAGATAAGTTAGCTAATTCAATTAACACCGAGATAGCGGCTAGCACTTCTAAGTTGAGTGGTATCGAAACTGCTGCTACGGCAGATCAAACAAACGCTGAGATTAAGACAGCAGTAGAAGCAGCCACTAGTATTGCACTAGGTGGCAGCCCTACAACCACTACTCAATCCCAGGCAGATAACTCTACTAAGTTAGCAACAACTGCCTATACAGATGTAGCCATAGCTGCATTAGCAGACTCGGCCCCCGGTACCCTTAATACACTAAATGAACTTGCAGCAGCGTTGGGGGATGACGCCTCCTTTTCTACTACTGTAACTAACAGTATCGCTACTAAGTTACCCTTAGCTGGCGGCACCATGACAGGTAATACACTACATGGTGATAACGTCAAGGCTAAGTTTGGTGCTGGTGGT